AAATAATTAAAATTAAGTACAATTCTATAGTCTTTATTTGTACAGGTTGTTGATGCATGTTCAGTATTACCATCAAATATAATTAATTTATTTTTTTCTGATTTTATTTTTTTATTTTTTTTAAATAAAGTATATCCATTATTTGTGTTTACATAATAAATTGCTACCTTACAGTTTTTTACTTCTGGTTCTACATCAGCATGCATTTCATGTTCTGTAATTTTACTATCTCTAGGTACTAAATTTGCTTTAATCCTTACTAAAGAAGTAGGATTTAATATATCTAAAATAGGTTGTAGTACATTACAGAAACTAGAGTTAAGCTCAGAACTACGAAAGAATATATGATTAAACTGATAGTCGTTATCTGCTTTTTTAACTATTCCTCTAGTGATAAACCAAGGAAAAGTATTTGATGTAAAGATCTGTTCAATATTATCAGCTTCTTTTTTTGGTAAAAAATTTTTTATTTCTTTCATAATTTATTAATATACCCAAGATACATAGGTATATCTAGCTCCTTTTTTTACTGGCATTACTTTATGTGGGTATAAAAAATTAGATGGAAACATTAAAATTTCTCCAGCTTTGAGTTTATATTCTTTATCTTTAAAAAATATTAATTCTCCCCCTTCATAATTATTATTTAAGCTACCAATTATAGATAATATCGGTATTCCTTTTTTAAATATCTGTGCATATTGATCACAATGTTTTTCTGCAAACTGATTCTTCCTATAACGATGAAACTTTAAAGCGCTAAAACCATCCCAATGTGCAAACCAATGGAATTTAAGTTCTTCTATTACATATTTATGAATAGCTTTCCATATTCCATCCTTAATATCTTGATCAGATGGAAGGGTATCAAAAGTGCCGCTCGGACACCCAGACTTTTTATTCCAGTCTTTTCTTCTCGTATAGTAGTTTCCATCGCCCCAGTCAGCTTTCTTTAATTCTTTAATAACTTTTTTACAAAGAGTATCAGTTAAAACATTTGGAATAGTTAAAATATAATCTTCTAATTTGTTTTTCATTTTATATAATTAAAGTTTATAACCATTCTATTTTTACAATTAGTAGAATTTGTTCCTTTATGTGAAAGAGATGAACTAAAAACCACTAATCGATTTGCTATTGAATCAACTTTTTCTAATTTGTTCTTTGTTTTAATTACAGTATATCCATCATTAGAGTTAACATAATAAATTGCTACAGTAACTTGTTTGATACTATGATCTTTATGAAATTCCCCTTCAACTAATTTTTGTGAGTAAGGATTTAAATTTGCTTTAGCTCGTATTAAAATCCTAGGTTTAAGTAAAGATAGAATTGGTACGATGTGAGGATAAAAAATAGATTTTTCTGTGCCCCTAAAAAAACTATGCACAAATTGAAACTGAGTAATTAAATGAGCTTTTTCCGGAGAATCTTTTTCTTTATTAAAAAACCATGGGAAATGTGAATCTTCTAAACAATTTAGTATTTTTAAATGATCTTCTCTAGGTAAAAAATTATCAATTATTTTCATTATGAATATTCTCCCGTAAGTAATTATATAGACTAGAAACATTTACAAAATTATTTTCCCATATTTTTTTTCTCTCGTCTAAGTTTAGTGCTATCTGTTTAATATGTGGGTCTACAAATTCTTTATTATTTTGTTTTAACAAACTTATCATATCGGTTGGAGCCCAATGCATACCCGCTGCAATACAATGAAGTCCTCCCCCTAAAGGATGTCTATATTCAAAAGCTCTTTCAACAACTGCTCTACCAATACCATCTGTAAGAGAAGGGATTCTGTCTATTAACTCTGAACTCCACTGTTTATTTAAATTATGCTTCCAATAAGGTGTATCGTTTCTATGAGAGAGTGCATAATGTAATGCAACAAACTCTGAAAAGTTTCTAAAAATTTGTCTACAATAATATGTAAAATTATCTTTATCAAATTGAGATACTTGACCTCGTTGCAGATTTCTTACTAAATTAATTAAAAATTCGTGGACAGAAAACAAACCATTACTTTCTAAAGGTTCTATAAATCCTGCAGACAGTCCTATAGCGCAAACGTTTTTTACCCATAAACGTTTATGAATACCCACCCTCATTTTTATTTTTTTAAAATCTAATTCTTTTGTTTTTAAATGTTTTTGAAATTGTTTTAAAGCACCGTCATCATCTATAAATTTAGATGAATAAACATAACCAGTTCCAATCCTACTCCATAGGGGTATGTTCCAAACCCATCCATTTTCAATAGCCGTACAATTAGTATAAGCTACTAATTCCTTTGGTTTGTTTTTGTAAGGTATTTTGGTTGCCCATGCTGAATCATTAGGTAATAAATCATTATAACTTATAAATTCTTCCTTTAATGTTTTACCTAATAAAAGAGACCTAAAGCCTGTACAATCTATAAAAAGATCTGCTTTATGTTTTTTATTTAATGACTTAATACCATTCTTATCTTGTTCAATAGTATTAATATTTTCTTTAATATGTTTTACTCCTCTTGGAATACAATAATTATCTCTTAACCATATACCAAATTTAGTAGCATCAAAATGATATGCTCTTGGTAGGTCTGGTGAAAAAGTGTTTTTATTGACATGCAACATTTGAGGAAAAAAAGATTCTGCATAATCAGAATAAGGGGTTTTTGGTTTTACCATTTTTTTAAACCACCAGTCATTTAAACCAGAAGAGTTTTCCATTAACACTGGCTCACCAAAAGGATAATGAAAAGATTCTCCTTTTTTATAAAAATCTGTAAACTTAATACTTAGTTTATAATTACCATCTGTATGTTTTAAAAATTCTTTTTCATTTATTTCAAGTAAAGCACACCACCTGTATATATATTCTAACGTACTTTCTCCCACGCCAACTGTAGCAATATCTGGACTTTCTATTAAAGAAATTTTTTTCTTAGGAAAAAATTTTATTAAAGTTGCCGCTGTCATCCATCCAGCTGATCCTCCCCCTACTATAGTAATATTTTTCATCTTAACGGGTATCCTAAATTCCATATAACCAAACTATATCGTGTCCCTTTTTGAACCGGACGTACTCGGTGCCATACAAAAGAAGGAAAAACTATTATAGAACCTTTTAAAGCTCCCTTATGTGGAGACTTAACAGGATATTTTTTTCTTTGAGTAGGGTTATAATCTCTAAAATCAAATTCTATTTCACCACCTTCATACTCAGAAGGATCACTTAAAGCACAGGTTACAGACAACTTTCTAATCTTTCCATGCTGTAGTGTATTGGGTTTATTATATGGTTCTGGAAAACTATCACAATGCCAATCATAAAATTGTCCCTTGTTATATTTTGTAAATTGACAAGATTCAGAATGGTCCCACTGAAGATTCCAACCCGCTCTTCTATTTGCTTCATGTATAAAAGGTTGTATTTCTTTGTATATCCATCTATCGTCCATCCAAACAATATTTGAATTTCTTTCTTTTTTTAATTTCTTAGTAATTCTTGGATCATTGCCTGTCTTACCTGTTAAGTCATGTTTTTGTAAACCATATTGAATTACTTCATCACAAAATTTGTGAGATAAAGCAGCGTCAAATTTCCAATAGTAATATTTATACGTACTCATAAGTTGTATTTAATATAATGTTAGATTCAGCAGAAGTATTTTCTAAAATTGAACATCTTAAAGTAGAAGGAAAAATAATAAATTCATTATTTTTTAAAATAATTTTTTCTTTATTACATTTTCTTCGATTACTGTCGTATTCTAAAACAATTTGTAATGAATCATCGTTCACATGAACTCCATATATACCCATAAAATCAGGTTCATTTTTTAAATTTGTTTCATCTAGATGTAGATAATTATCAAAGTGTTGTCTTGGTGGTATTACACAACCCCAAGAATTTACATTTATTAAAGTAAACTTGTATCTTAGATACATATACTCTCTTTGATATGTATATATTTTATCTATCTCTCTTATAGGAGCAACTAAAGGTTTTTTATAAACCTCATTAAATAAAATTTCTTTACCAAGCGCTTCACGATTAATTTCAAAACCATTTGGCATGTTAATCTTACCGCTATATAAATTTATTTCTGATAATACTTTCTTGTGCATATTACTAATATGTTTACTAAATATAATCTAAATTATATTTTTAGAATGTCAATAGTTAAAGGGGTCTTTATTTAGGAATCTCTAGGAAAACTTTTTAAATCCCAAGATTGATTTTCTTCATTCCAAGAAAACGTATTTACATTTACTGGATCATTAACTTCTGCTTCTGTTAAATCTCTAGGATCTCCAATTGGAGAATCCCACCTTGCAGTTGTTAAATTTTTTACCCAACTTGGAAAAGGTTGTGGTTGCCAAAAAATTTGATTAACCGAATCCCACGTATCACCTATGCTTGCCATATTTCCTCTAAAAGGTGTTCCGCCTAAAAGGTGTGTGTTGTTTGCTGTATTATATGAACATTGAATCCATTTATTAGCGGGCCAATTATTATGTGTTTCTAAATATTGTTGTCCT